ACCAATGTTAGACAATGGCATAACTTTAAATAGTCATGTCGATGTTGCTAACTGTGAGAGCACACAAGGTAATTGTGAATCTAAAGGTGGTGCAAATGATTCTCATACTACAACTGTAGTATTAAAAGATAATAGTGGTAACACTTTATCAACTGTATCACAAACGAGAACAGAAGTTACAGGTTTTAAAGGTAATTGTAATGGTTATCCTGGTTCATCTGGTTCTGTTGCACAAGCGTGTGGTCAATACAACGACAGAATAATTTACCTTGGTCTTGGTGCTAATAATGTAGACTGGTCTTGGACTGGCACAGATAGTAATTATACTAATCAATTTAGACAAGGACCAAATTTGTTAGGTGCATCTTTAAACATGACCTACAATAATGTTGAGTTTAATCCCATAGATGAAGATACTCAAGATGATATCGAAGATATTAATGAGGATATTAACGACATAGTAGAAAATATTCCAGATGATTTTGATTGGAATACAGACGATTTATATTTTGAAGATGAAATAATAATCATTGATGATGAATTTGTTTTTGACGATACTTTTACTTTTGAAGAAATATACATAGACGAACTACCTCCAGTAGAAGAATTTGACATGGAGGTTTTTGAAGAAATGCCAGAAATGGAAATGGTATTTTTTGAAGAAGAGTTTTCTGAACCTATCATGGTGACAGAAGAAATATTTACAGAAGAGTTTGAGGAGGACTTTACAGAATTTTTAGAAGAGACTGGCATGGAAGAAGAGTTCATGGAGTTTCTTGAAGAAGAAGGTATTACTGCTGAAGAATTTTTTGAAGAGATAACTGAGGAGGAGTTCAATGATGAACTTACTGAGGAATCTTTTGAGGAGTTTGAAGAACCACTGGAAGAGATCGCAACGGAGGAAGAAAGCGTTTCAGCGGTTGAGGATAATGAGACAGAAACAATGGATGAGGTTTCTGAATCAAATGAAGTAGAAGAAGAAAAAGAAGTAGCAAAAAATGAAACAACAGAGGAGGAGAAACCCGATAGCACAGAATCTGAGGAGTCCGATGTATCAACAGAAGAAAGTGGAGAGCAAGAAGATATACAATCGGAAGAAGTCAACACAGACACTGAAATTGTTAAAGATATTACAGCTACTGAAACAAAATTAAAAAAGAATTTAAAAACAATAGCAAAACAAATTGCAAAAGTAACAAAAGAAACAACTAAGAACTTATCAAAAGAGGATTTATTTTTTAAGGGAAATGACCTCGATTCGTATACTCAAGTATCTTTTTACAAATCAAAAGATATTTATGATGACACGAATATGGGGTTGTTTCTCCAAACAGATTTATCAACATATTCAGTTGACATATATGTTAATGCATCTTTAAGTTCGTATACAGAAAACGACCCTGTTGAGGTACACAGAGTCAAACTTAAAAAAATACAAAGTAAAAAAAATAAAATACTAGCTGAACTGGAGGCTTTAAAACAATGAAAATTATAGAAAAATTAAGTACATATGCAGCACTAATCGGAGTTATTGGAGCTATAGGTGGAGGTTTTTACACATGGGGTCAGTTTAATTTAAGATTAGATCAAATAGAAAACAAAGAATTTGTAGTCAATGAAACTGTAGATTTAACAGACATAGAAGTTAAATTAAAAGAATTAGAAACCACAATAATAAGTTTAGATAATGATGTATTAGACAATTTAAGAAACGACATTGCAGGTAACAGCAATGATATTAAAGCTATTACACAAGACATAATCAAAGATATTAAAGTAATACAATCTGTTTTAGCAGATGCAGCATCTAACGATGACTTAGATAAATTAGATAAAAAATTACGCACACCTATAAAAGAACTAGAAGAATATGCTTGGGAATTAGAAGAAGATATAGAAGAAAATTCTAAGGGTATAGCAATAATTAAAAAAGAAAATGAATTACAAGATGTGCAAATAGAAGAAATAAAATTATCAACGTCTAACCCATTAGGCGGATAATGATTAAAGTTTGGTTTATGTTAGTTTTGTTTTCATTTCCAAACGCACCATCTGTAAAATATAATGGTTACATTTACGCAACTGAAGGTGATTGTGAATTTGCAAGATACGAAATACAAGAATCTTACAATAATAAATCAGAGGAATATAAAGCTGTTACAAAGGTAGATTCATACTGTGTAGAGTTTGAAAGTTTTCCCTTAACAGTTTTAAACAAAATTAATTTAGGAGTATAAAATGGCTTCAACATTTACGACAAGATTACGATTAGAAAAACAAGCTACAGGTGAAAACGCAAATACCTGGGGTGATAAAACAAATACTAACTTTGATTTAATAGATGAATCAATCAATGGTTATGCATCTAAAAGTGTAGCAGGTAGCTCTGATGTAACTTTAACTAATAGTAACGCTACAGCTGATGAATCTAGACAAAAAGTTTTAGAATTTACTGGCACATTAACTGGTAACATTAATGTATTATTACCAACTGTAGAATCTAATTATATTGTATTCAATAATACAGCAGGTAGTAATACACTTACAGTTGCTACAACAGGAAACACTGGAACTGGAACTGCTGTAACACAAGGCTCTCATGCCTTAATGTATTCTAATGGAACATTTGTAAAAGATGTATTTGCAACTGGTATAAACAATCTTGTTTGTAAGGGAACATTAAATGTTGCAGGTGCTGTAGAATTAGATGGCGGCAACGTAACTATAAATGAAAGCTCTGCTAGCGTAGACTTCAGAGTAGAATCAAACGGGAATACACACGCTTTGTTTGTTGATGGTTCAGAAGATAAAGTAGGTATTCTAAACAGTAGTCCTTCTGTTGCTTTAGATGTAACTGGTGCAATCACAGCATCTTCAACTATTACAGGTAATTTGTTTTCTGGTTCTGGACAAGATATTAAAGATACAGTTCCAGCTGGTGGTATAATTATGGCTGGTTTTGCTAGTGAGCCTACAAAGTCAGATAGTTCTACAAAAAGATATTTATTGTGTAACGCACAAGCTGTTAGCAGATCAACTTATTCTGCATTGTTTTCTGCAATAGGAACTACATACGGAACAGGTGATGGTTCATCTACATTTAACTTACCAGACTTACAAGGTAGAACTGCAATAGGTTCTGGTTCTGGTTCTGGTTTATCATCTAGAAGTTTAGGTGCTACTGGTGGTTTTGAAACTACGCAAAGTGGTAGTAATCTAGGTTCTGGTAGTGACTTTAGTAATTCATTGATGCAACCATTTACTGTTGTTAATTTCTTTATTGCTACAGGTCTATAATGCCATATACTAAAATAGAGTTTGGACCAGGATTTGATAAACAAAATACTGACATAACTAATAAAGGCAAATGGATAGAAGGTGATAAAGTAAGATTTAGATATCAATATCCAGAAAAAATAGGTGGATGGGAAAAAGTTTCTACTACACAATTTATTGGTGTGGCAAGAGCACAACTAGCTTGGAACTCTTTAGATGGCACTGCTTACGATGCTTTAGGAACTAACAAAAAATTATACATTTATAACGAAGGTGTTTTCTTTGATGCAACACCAACAAGATTAGATGCTGATATTACATCATGCTTTACAACTACTAATGGTTCTTCTATTTTTACAGTAACTCATAGTAGTCATGGTGCGAGTGAAGGAGATTATGTTACTATATCATCAACAAGTGCAACTATTGGCGGAGTAGCTGCAACAACAGTAGACGGAGAATATGAAATTCAATCAGTTCCTACCCTTAATACTTATACTATTGATGTTGGCACTAACGCCTCATCTGCTGTATCAACTACAGGTAATTGCACAGTACAGTATGAAATTACCGCAGGTAGAGACAGAGCATTATCTGGTTACGGATGGGGAACTGGAACTTGGAACTCAGCACAAACTTGGGATTCACCAAACACAGCAAGCTCGGTAATTATTGCACTTCGTAACTGGGCAATAGACAACTGGGGTGAAGACATATTAGCTTTAGATGTTGATGGTAAATTATTTATTTGGAATACATCTGGTGGTGTATTAACTGCTACTAATGTAGCTACACAGGTTTCTAATGCACCAACTAAAAGTAAATTTATGTTAGTTTCAAACCCAGACAGACACGTTATATGTTTTGGAACAGAAACA